TCTCCCTGTACACCTTGGTGTCCTTGAACACCTTGGAAACCCTGTTCGCCCTGTACACCTTGGAAACCCTGTTCGCCTTGACGACCTTGAGCGCCCTGCACACCTTGGAAACCCTGTTCGCCCTGATGACCCTGGAATCCTTGTTCACCTTGGTGCCCTTGCTCTCCTTGAACTCCCTGGAATCCTTGGTGTCCTTGATCACCCTGTACACCTTGATAACCCTGAACACCTTGGAAACCTTGAGCGCCTTGTTCACCTTGATGTCCCTGAGCGCCCTGTACACCTTGGAAACCTTGCTCACCTTTATCACCACGATCACCAGTTCTTACGAATGTAATCGTCACATTTGCAAGATTTGGTAAACTCGTAACACCAGTTGTATGTGCAATTGGAACTTCAAAATAATTTAAAGTATGTACATGCGATCCATTAATATCAAAGAATGCAAACTCATTTACGTTTGCAGTATTTGCGACTTTAAATGTACCTTTAATTGTCGATGATGAGTCGTCAATTGTTTGTAGATAATTGAATACATTAGCACCAGTATCATCGATGTTGTCGATGTACAATCTGGTTGCACCACTGAAATTAGTATTATCAAACTTTAAATTTGCAATACCAGGATCGGTATTTGCAGTATTTGTTAGGTAGACAAATTCAAATGATGCGCCGCCAAATTCGCCAGTATCACCTTTTGATCCTGTGCTACCTTGAACACCTTGGAAACCTTGTGCACCTTGTTCACCCTGGCGACCTTGTGCGCCCTGAACACCTTGCTCACCTTGATAACCTTGTGAACCCTGCTCACCTTGCACGCCTTGATGACCTTGAACGCCTTGTGAACCTTGTACGCCTTGATGACCCTGTACGCCTTGGAAACCCTGTGAGCCTTGTTCACCCTGACGACCTTGGAAACCTTGCTCACCTTGGTGTCCCTGTTCACCTTGCACACCTTGATGACCTTGATCACCTTGAACACCTTGGAAACCTTGTGAGCCTTGTTCACCTTGACGTCCCTGAGAACCTTGAACGCCTTGATGACCCTGAACACCTTGGAAACCTTGAGCGCCTTGTTCACCTTGATGTCCCTGAGCGCCCTGTACACCTTGGAAACCCTGTTCGCCCTGATGACCCTGGAATCCTTGTTCACCTTGGTGCCCTTGCTCTCCTTGAACTCCCTGGAAACCTTGCGAACCTTGTTCACCTTGAACACCTTGTGCACCCTGTACACCTTGAAAACCTTGTGAGCCCTGTTCGCCCTGTACACCTTGATGCCCTTGAATACCTTGAGCACCTTGTCTGCCTTGATAACCTTGTGCTCCTTGTTCGCCCTGTACACCTTGAGCACCTTGAACGCCTTGAGCACCTTGAACGCCTTGGAAACCTTGCTCACCTTGATGACCTTGAGTGCCTTGACGACCTTGAGCGCCTTGTACACCTTGAAATCCTTGCTCACCTTGATGTCCTTGGAATCCTTGTTCACCTTGGAAACCTTGTTCGCCTTGAACGCCTTGTGAACCTTGACGACCTTGAGCGCCTTGAGCACCCTGCACACCTTGCGATCCTTGAACACCTTGGAAACCCTGATGACCTTGAACGCCTTGTGAACCTTGTACACCCTGTTCGCCTTGTACGCCTTGATGACCTTGTGAGCCTTGAACGCCTTGTTCACCCTTCTGACCTTTTTCGCCTTGGCGACCTTGTGAACCTTGGAAGCCTTGTTCACCTTGTGGACCTTGATCGCCAGCTAGACCTGTGCCGCCAGTATCACCTTTTTGTCCCTTCTCACCTTGTACACCGACAACGCCTTGTGAACCTTGTGCACCTTGCACACCTTGGAAACCTTGGTTGCCTTGATGACCCTGTGAACCTTGTGCGCCCTGTACACCTTGAAAGCCTTGTGCGCCTTGAATACCTTGTTCACCTTTGTCGCCAAATTCACCCTTTTGACCTTTCTCGCCTTGAACGCCTTGTGAACCTTGTGGTCCTTGTAAACCTTGCGGACCTGATACAGCAACAATTAGTTGATCCCAACTCGTGCCGTTCCATTGGTAAATTACATCACCAACAGTAAATTGTTGACCAGGTGTAGGCGAATCTGGAAAATTTGGTATTGTCATTTAGGTTACACTGGCATAGAAATTCTTGAAATATTTAGGGTATTCACTGCGAACACAGGATCAAATAATAAGCGCATTTGTCCAGAACTAATGTCTGAACTGAACGAACCTAAGTATGACCCTGTTGTTACTGTTGCATATTCTGTCATGTAAGTTGTTGTTCCGTTATGTAACAACATCACTTCAGTTGCTTGATAATTTGCACCGCTCTTAATTTGAATTAAATATTTTACTGTTCTATATTCACTAACTGGTAAAATGTCAACAACAGTTTGTGCTGCTACTGATGTTGTTCCTGTGTTAGCAGAAAGTGTAATTGTATTTACTTTATACTCTGTTGCTTTAACAGTTAATCTACCATTTGATTCAATCAATGTGCTTGTCACATTTAACTTTGTACCATTTTGTAATACTGATACATTGCCTGTAAATGTGTCACCAGAGCGATTTGCTTTTTCTTGATTCAATGTATTCGCAGATGCAGCAGAAGCCGCAGTGTTTGCGTCACTGAATAGTAGGTTGCTTGAAGTATTTACGACAGGTGATGGTGTGAGCGATACCCATTGAGTGCTTGTTCCATCATTATAGTAAATGTAGAACTTACCAGTATTTGCTCTCCACCATAATGCAGTATTTGAATTTGCTGAACCAGGTGGTGTGTCTGAAATATAAAGTTCAGTGTTGCCATAAGCAGAAAGACCACTGCCGCCAAGTTTTGGATTATCAAATACAAGAATAACTTTATTATTTGTTGGATCGTCAGTTCCAGTAATAGTTAAGTTTGAAGAATTTGCTGATTGGAAATCAATTATTCTTCTTGAACCAATATCTGAACTGTCTACCTGAATTGGTGTTACATTTGCTACATTTGCTGTTTCATATGCAGCATTCGCTTGATCGTGAGCATCACCAGCAAACAAGTATGCGTCATTAGCAGTTACATAAGCACCATTTGCTTGATTGTAAGCATTATTGGCTTGATCGTATGCAAGCGCAGATTGTTGATTTCCAATTGCAAGAGTTGCAAAGGATGTATATGAAATGCCGTCGTCAGTCCATTCCCAATTATCAGAACTTTCATTCCAACGAATTGAAACGTTTGTGTTTGCGCCACGATTAACTGTGAGTAATGCATTGAGTAGAGGTTCGCCAGTTACATTTGAGTTAAGAACAATTTCATTGTCCTCAACTTTGATCATTGATACGTTGAGTACTGTACTATCACCAAGAACAGAAAGATTACCTGTAACTGTTAAGTCGCCATTGATTGTTGATAAGGTGGCATTTGAAACAGAAGTGACGCGACCTTTATCATCAACAGTAATTGAAGCAATGTTTGAACTATCACCATAAGTTCCAGCAATCACACCTGTTGTAGCAAGTCCAAATTCAACGTTAGCATTACCAGAAGCAGCGCCTGCACCAGCAGTAACACTTACTGTCACATCACCAGTGTTAACAAAATTAAGCTGTTGTTTGCTTAATGTTGACCCACCATTTGCAGAAACACGAACAGTATTTGCTGCAAGATTAGCAGTTGGTGATAATACATTATTAACATAAGTTCTTAGAGCATCAGTTTGCTCTATAGCATCTACCGCAAGCTCTTCTACAGTACCAATATATTGATCTAATTCATATACAGTATTTGCTGTCGCTGCTAATGATTTACTGTTACTATCAAGAAAATCATACAGCTGAACAACACCAGTTTGTGTTGTATTTGCTTCACGAATAGAAACATTTGCAACAACAACATTACTTGTGTTTGATGTACTGACTGATAATAACGAACCTCCAATCGTTTGAACTTTTAGATTTGCGCGTTCAGTTGTATCGTTAACCCAAGTTTGAACATTGTAACCAGCAAGATTGATTGAATTTGCAGTCAGACTGGTAATGGCAATTTCATCACCAACAGTCGTACTTACTTGAGTGTTGCCGAGGAACAATGTAGTTCCTGACAAATACAAATCGCGGAAACGTTTATTAGGTGTACCGAGATCGTATGTGACGTCTAGATCGGGAACAATATTTTGCGATATGATTGTTGCGGCAACATTCAAGTTGCCAGTCATTGTATCGCCAGCCTTCAATACGCGAGTATTTGCGTTATCGTTTGCTGTATTTGCTTGAGTGTATGCTGCATTTGCTTGACTGTAAGCAGAATTTGCTTGGTCATAAGCGGAGTTTGCTTGATTAAATGCGGCAATAGAATTTACATCATCGCCTTTAGCGCCTTGTGCGCCAGAATCGCCTTTGTCGCCTTTTGATCCTGTTGCACCTTGCGCACCATCAATGCCAGCTGTGCCTTGTGCGCCAGCAAGACCTTGTGCGCCCGTGTCACCTTTATCACCTTTTGTTCCTGCATCACCAGCAAGACCTTGTGCGCCTGTGTCACCTTTTGATCCAACAGCACCTTGTGCACCATCAACACCAGCTGCGCCTTGTACACCCTGAGCACCAGTATCACCCTTTGCGCCCACACTACCTTGTGGACCAGCAGTACCAGCTTCGCCTTTTTCGCCAGCAGCACCTTGAATACCTTGTGCGCCAACTTCACCTTTTGCGCCCGCATCACCTTGCGCACCAACAGCACCTTGTGTGCCTGCTAAACCTTGAAAACCTTGCGCGCCGACTTCGCCTTTCGAACCAACATCACCTTGTGCACCTACAAGACCTTGTGCGCCAGTATCGCCCTTATCACCTTTGGTGCCAGCAATACCCTGCGCACCTTGCACACCTTGCTCACCAATACCAGCAAATGTACCTGGAATACCTTGTGCACCCTGCACACCTTGCGCGCCTTGTACACCCTGAGAACCTTGTACGCCTTGGAAACCTTGATTACCTTGTGCACCCTGCACACCTTGCGCGCCTTGTACACCCTGAGAACCTTGTACGCCTTGGAAACCTTGATTACCTTGTGGACCAGATGCGCCAGCAATCGGAGTTCCACTACCAAGAACAACCGAGCCGATAGCGTTTTTATTCGTTAAATTGATTTTCATCTAGTTACCTGAGGTGTGACTGTTACTATGCCTTCCATAATTCTAATTGTCACATCTGTGGTATCCATCATTAAAATGTCATAAACGTAACGCCCTGGCTTGATATTGGCAGTAACTTCTGAAGCCATTGTTATCTTTAAATTACCGTTTGGACCATCGATGATGGTAACGATTAAATTTGCGGTTAGATTTGTTGAATAGTGAGACTTGCGAAGTTGACCTGTGAATGTATAACCAGCGACACTCATAGGAGTGCCGTCGTCATTTTTCAAATCCATATTTGTTTGATAATCAGTTCCCTGATCAACAAATAAGTCTATATAAGCCATCAATTATCTCTTAGATACTCGTATGTTAAGGTTTTTAGTGTGTCAAAATCAGAACAATTCACTATCCTTGTATCTGATGGCATATCTCTTAATTTTTGTTTTTTAGCGGCAATCGTTGTTTTTAACGCAACATCACCCGATTCGTCTGCTTTTTGATAATCTATGTCAAGTTGTTCTAAGTCTGCGCTTCTCATTGATCTGATATAATTCGCATGACATTCTTTAGCCTTTTCCATATTTATGGTAAATTGAATTGGAGAAGAAACGTCGTCAAAATTGCCTTCTAAAGCAACCCAGTAACCGACATTTGCACTATTTGAAAGTGCGACCTTATCAAATTCAGCTTTATCGGTTGGATTTTCTAAATCTACAACTTTATATTGAGAGTTTTCAGGAATATCTTTAGCAATAACCTGTTCCAAAGGAAGAACCCCTGTAGGCATTAAAATAGCGAAAGAACCACCATTATTCTTCAAATTATCGTTGGTATAAACAACTAATTTCATGTTAAAAAACTCCTAAAGATATTTGTTTATATTTATTCATCAGTGTTTCGCTTATTAACTGGTAGGTTTACTACCGACCACAATAACGCTTGCATCTTGTGATATGAAATATCGGGTTGCACGATTTCCTGAACTATAATTCCCAGACAATCCATAAGCAACTTCTACATAACTGGTGGTTTTATCGATCAGTTGCAAATGACCACTTCCAAGATAATAATATGTAGACTCAGCAGAATTTGGTTTTCTAGCGGAACCTATGACTGAAAAGTTCGCATCTGTCATTGGAGTCCCGAAATTAAGTCTGTAAACATAAACCGTAACAGGGTAAGCGCGTTTCCTTATACCAGGTTGAATGTAAGAAGATATAGTTATACTTGAAATGTTATTGCTCGAGGAAATGGTGGGACTAAATCCAGTAAACCCTCCACTAAAGTTTGCATAAGCTGAAACAAGTTCTGCAACTATTGCATCATCTCCAACTATTCCTGTATAACCAAGATCGCCTTTTTCGCCCTTTTCTGAAGCAGCAGCATTCGTTCCAGCATCACCTAAAATGCCCTTATCGCCCTTCGCTCCTTTTTCACCTTTTGTTGCACCTATTGATTCGCCTTTCTGACCTTTCTCCCCATCATCGCCAAATTGTCCATAACCAAACTCACCTTTGTCACCTTTATCGCCCTTTGTTCCACCGATAACTTCACCAGTTTGACCGATGAATCCTTGAAATCCCTGAGCTCCTTGTGTGCCTTGTCGACCCGAAACGCCTTGTGAACCTTGCGCGCCCTGCACACCTTGAACGCCAGGTTGTCCTTTTTGCCCCTTTTGCCCTTTAATGCCTTTGTTGCCATCATCAGGTAAAGATATTTCAACTTCAACATCAGTAACTTTTGTATTCGCAGTATTTGACGTCACTACAGCGGAAGCAATGCTATTTGCTAAAAAATTCAATCCACGATCAATGCCTTGAAATACACCTTCAACATAAATTGGAGTTTTGGAAGGATATGGATCGCCTTGAATCCAACATTCTCCAGAATTGTCACCACCAACAGTCAAATCAGTTACGATAGTGTTTTGGCCAATAATCAATGTATTTGAAATTAAATATTTTGCAGATAAAGTATTTGCAATTTCTAAAATAACTTTTGTATTTGAAAAACGCGCATCATCACCATGATAAAATGCTTGATCGTGGACAATTTTAGTTTTTGTGGTAAAGTTGTTTTGAACGTTTGCATTTGCTGCAACATTCAATGTAATGCCTGTTTGTTTGTCCACAAACAACGCACCATTATTAATGATAAAATTCTCACCTTTATCTTTTACATAATCTCCATTACGAAGATCATTAATAGAATTAGCAAGATCATTTGTCGCACCACGCCAATTGCTGAACGTGTTGCTTAATGTTATGTGTGATATATTTGCATTAGCCATTTATAAAATCTTATTCTCTCACAACGATAACGTCAGCTTGTGATGGTATGTAGTAAGTGGTTTCGAGGTCAGCTGCACCAGTGATCGCAAAAGCAACGACAACATAATTTGCATTTCGACTTAAAAGTTGCATATGACCAGATGCACTATAATAGTAATTCTTAGGCTCAGTTCCATAAACATATAACATTTCAGTATTGTTTGGTTTTCTTGCAGTACCAGCAACGGCATAGTTTTGATCAGTCATTGGAGTTGTGAAATTAATTCGAATTTGAATCAGTGGGGTGGCGAGACCCCAGAATCCACCATCATAATTTCTATCTGACGTAACAGTAATGCTTGAAACATTGTTTGAACCATTAATTGTTATTGGGCTTGCTGGTACAGTATCTCCTGGTAACATTGCTGAACCTGTAAATGAGACGTAGGCTTTTACAAGTTGAGTTGTACCAGAAGGTGTTCCCTTGTCGCCCTTTGAACCTTGAGCGCCTTGATCGCCCTTTGCGCCTTTGTCTTCTGATGTGCCAGCAGTACCTTGATTACCTTTGTCGCCTTTATCGCCTTTGTCGCCAATATCACCACTGCCACCAACTTCACCTTTTTGACCTTTTGTTCCTTGGAATCCTTTGTCACCTGCGCCTTGTTCACCCTTATCGCCTTTTAGTCCAACACCACCAGTTCCAGGTTCACCCTTACCGCCCTGAACGCCCTGATGACCTTGCACACCTTGGACTCCTTGAGCGCCCTGAAATCCTTGAAATCCTTGCGCGCCTTGTGCGCCCTGAGCGCCTGTGTCTCCAGGTGCACCCTTATCGCCTTTAACGCCAGGATTACCAGCAGTGCTTGGTGCATCAAAAACAATGTCAATAATTTTTGTATTTGAAACGTTAGCGACAGCAGTAATTGCTCCGATGCCAGTACCACGGAAATTTAAACCTCTGCGTGTGGCAACAAAAGTTCCATCTTGATAAACTGGAGTTCTTGAGGGTTCAGGATCTCCTTGAATCCAACAGTTACCATTTGCATAACTTGAACCAACTGTTAAATCTGTTGTGATTGTATTTTGACCAGTTATAATCGTATTTGAAATTAAATTTTTAGTAAAGATAGAATTGGCGACTTGCACATATGAACAGGCATTAGTGAATTGAGCATTAGCGCCATTTACAGTAATGTCATCTGTTGCTACAAATGTCTTAACAGTTAACTGATTTGCAACAGAAGCGTCTGAGGCAACAACGAGTGTTGTGCCCGTTGGCTTGGCTATGATCACATTACCAGAAGCAATAATTAAGTTGCCTTCATCTTTTACATAATTACCATTACGCAAATCGTTTGTGGAATTGGCAAGAACGTTGGTAATAACGCGCCACTCATTAAACGTATTGTTTAATTGTAATTGTGCTATATTTGCATTAGCCATTCGAATTCTCTACCTTTTCTATAAGTTTTTTCATCATATCCTTCAAATCATTAATCTCATTTTTTAATTCTTTAATTTCTTTTTCTTTTTCTTTATTTTTCGCAAGTTCGCGTTTATATGCCTCATCTTTCGATACAGCCTTACGATCTGTATTTAATAATGCCATCGTATTGATGTCGCGAATGAAAGGAGTATTTTTCACTTTGACGTATGTCATATTAACCCTTTGGTGTTGCGATCGTACGCATATCAAGAATACTTGGATATACAGTTGGATCGGATGAAGTTAAAGCAATTTTAACTGCGAATGTTTTAAACTTACCGCCAATTGGATATGTGACATTATTTTCAACATATTTCAATTCTCCACTTTCCAACGTTGGACGGAACTCAATTTGTACAGGTGTTTCCTGATCTTTACTTGTGAAGTCCGTAAACTTCTTCATTATTCTCCATGATTTATTTGTAAATGGATCAGGATCTGATCCCGAAAGAACCTTGTAATAAACATGAATATCCGTGCCAGGTGGCTTAATTGCACGCAAGTAAACGCGCATGTCACCAGCATCAAATCCATCAGCAAGAACAATCTGTTTCGAGATATATTTACTAAAGATATTTCCACCGTTTCTTCCAGTCTCACCAGAAATTGTTGCAGTTGCTGTAGTATTGCCAGCAGAAACTGCTGGTGCTGCAATTGTAATTGTTGGTGTAGTGATATAACCAAATCCTGGATTATCAATTATAATATGATCAATGGTATTTGCTAATGGTGATCCAGCCGTATTATTTCTTACAGCATAACCATTAGCACCCGAACCATTACCATCTGGATCAACAATGGTTATTGCAGCGTTCGTAGTATAACCAGTACCAGAATTAGTAATTGAGATTTTACCATTTGAAATTCCAGCATTATTAATAACATTACGCATTGCAATAATACCAAGACGTTCGCGATTGATAATTGGCGAAACATCTGCGTCACTGGTTATCATTTCCAATTGAACATTAATGCTTTGTTTAGAACCTGCACTCAAAATACGACGTCTTGAAGAAGTTTTAATTGACGTGCTCAAATCTCCACCAAAACTATAAACTCTATTTGGTGAAATTGTGATGAAGTCAGCATCCATTGCCCCAGTGTTTGCAGATTTAGTTTTAATCTTATAGTCAATATCTGTAGTTGAGAATGAAGTGCCTGTTGCATGCAAATACATACGATCCATTAACACTAATTTGGTTACTGGAGTGTGTTGGAAACCAACTCTAGCAATCGTGTCTTTAGTGAATGAACATTTATTAATCACAAACATTAAGTCTTGATTTTGATATGGCGTCCATGTAGAAGCATTTTGAGAACGGAAGAATGAACCGACATATGGTTGTTCAGAAACACGTCTTGGTGGATTTGAACCAAGAACGTCCTGACCCAACTCAGAAATAAACACTTCATAATCTGGAGATTCAGATTGAACCACCAAAGCATACTCAGTATCTGGTGCCAGATATACTGGATCTGGAAATCTGAATTTAGTCAATGTTGATGGATCATTTGCGTCTGGAATGTCAGAAGTTACAACATCTTTCCATTCAACAGTTGCGACAGAAATAATTGTTTCTGTTGGGAATCCATTCAATGTCGTTACAATGCGACAATTAACTGGGAATTGAACACCGTCAATACCATCAACATCAGTGCCTGATTTTGGTTTTGCTTTGAAAAACAAATCTACGCTGCTGATAAAGATACCATAATTTTGTTTTGGACTTTTTGGTACTGGTGTGAAGAATGTTTGAGCCACTGGATCGCGACGACGTCGGCGTGTTGTTGGTGGCTGCTCTCTTGGTGGAGTAACAATCTGAGTTGGTGGCGTTGAAACTGGTGGTGTAACTACAGTATTAACTATACCAAGTGCAGTATATTTTGCTGATGCATATAAACCAATATCACTATCTTTAGCTGAAGTGCGATCTGTTATTACGAAAAGTTTTTCGCCAATAGTAAATTTGAAGTTTGGTGTTTCTGGAATATGGAAAATGCCAGGAACTGTTCCAAAATCATCAATGTAAGATTTGCCAATTGAATATTTGGTATTTGTTGAAAATTCAATTGATGGTGCAACGTTAAGTACAAGTTCAGCTCCATTAATAACATTATCAATTGTACGAGCCTGACCCAATCCAGTACCAGAAGCAACGTAAACCACATTTCCAACAATGGAACTTGAAACGTTCGTTGAGGTGAATAGCGTTCTGCTATTTCCACTATTTGCGCGGAAAACAATGCCTGAGTTATGTTCTGAACTTACAATCGTAAGTGTATTACCTGTGTCGACAGAACGAACAACTTGTGATGCTGCAAAACGATTATTTGCAACAACGCTGGCTAAATTTGCTGTGAATGCGTCACCTAATTTATAAACTATACTTGTTGCATTACCAACAGCAACATTACCAGAAATAGGAGACATTACAAGAACAGCATTCGCATGATCCCAATGTTCAACTCTAGCAATAAATCTGCTGTCAGCATATGACCCTGGATTTGTCGCATTAGTTTGATACACAATATCATTTGCAGCAAAATTAGTTGCCGAAAAAGATCCAACAACAAGCGACATATTTGCAGTAATGAAATTCTCATTCAAATAAAGAATGTTATTTGCTGTAGATACAACTTTAGCATATGCTTTTGTTGTGTTATTGATTACGCCGCCATTTTGACCAAAATTGGAACTTGCGACGTTTTGCGAAACTACTAGTTTAGAAGGTTTTTGAACAAAGTTATTTACAGCAACATCATCAAAGAAAAAATTAACTTCTTTGTCTGGGCGTAAATTTGTTCCCACAAATAATACTTCTCTCCCACGAATATGTGGAACGACTTGAGTATTAACTACTGCTCTTTGCGTTGTATCTGTCATTTTTTATACCCGATATCTTAAGAAATCCACATCAATTGATCTACCACTAGTGCCTCTTCTTGAAGAATCCACTGCAATTGAATTTTCCACGACTAATGGATCCATTCCAGCACCATTAGTTGGCTGTTGATCTGTTGATCTTCCGAAGAATTCCACTAGAGAAGAAATAGGGCGTTGACCATCTACCGTTCTCTGAGAATTTACTGTTGCAGCAGGTTCCGAATTCAATACACCCCAAACAACTTCTGTTGAATTGTCCGCCAACGTTGGAACATTAACTCCAGAAGTGGCAGCAAACAAGCCACCAGTCAATTGTGTTGAGTTAAATGGCACAAGTGAAGAAAGTAGAAGGTCTGTTGATAAATTTACTGGGAAGATTGTTGAATTTAGAACTCCTGGTTGCGTTGCAGCATTTACAAGGTTATTTAATCCACGAGAATCGCTTGTTTGATTTGTTGTGGTTGGTGTTAATTTCTCAGAAACAAACACGTCAGTTTCTGGATTAAGTTTTAAATAACCATCAAAACGAGCAAATTCATAAGGCTGAACCGTAATTGCTTTAGTCGCAGTTGTTTGCGAAATTGCAGGTTCTTCCGTAAAATTTAAAGTGATAGTTTTATCATTTATTTTATAACCACTTGTACCAGAAATTGCTGATGAGTGTATTAACTCAAGTGGTGTTTTTTCAGTATATGGTCCTAATGCCATCTTAAACTCCCTTATTCTATTGACGCTAAGAAGTCGTCATTAGTAATGTCTGCAGTCAAAAACCCTTCAAACGTATCTACAACAATACCATATTTTTCTTTTTCGCGTAAATTATCTTCATACAATATTGCTGTATCTGATGCGAGAGCCTCTATTTGTGTCAATGACGTATAGATTTCTAATGCTTCGATTCTCTTTTCAAGAGTACCAATATCTCTCATCGTATATCGTTTATTTTCTACATACTGCAATTTAATTTCTGCAACATTTGCCGCATACGCAGGAGAATTGATGACATACAATGTCATTGCGTCATCTGAATCGTTTGGTGGAATTGGATTTACGGCAGAAGTTCCTCTGCGAATCTTAAATTCCTTATCTTTTGTTAGAATCAATTTATCAATTCTTGGTAAATAGAATTGATATGACAATTCCATCACTTCAGAAGGTTTCTGTACCCTATTTCCAAAGAAAGAAACGGATGGTTGTCCTACTGTTCTGGTAGGTCTAAAGTCAACGCAATCGCGTAGATTGTAATATCCGCCATTTTGGCTATAATAAATTGGGATTGCACCTGATGCATACTCTGTTGCAGGATAAGAATCCACATTGAAGTAACCAGATGCAGCACCAGCAGAGTGATCGTAATATTTTAAGAATACGACAATTTGTCCCTTTGGTGCATTGTAACCTGGACGGAGTGTAATACTTGCGTGGTCATATAAATTATCTCTTTGACCACCATCAAGGTAATAATGTTCAGTAATGTCGATTGCATTAACAGTATTTGGCGCATAATTAATATCACCAGAATCATAAACTTTGATAAGTTTAACGACGTCAGGAACATAAAGACTCATTGGAACGCCTGGTTCACTTTCAATTGGTCCTGCGCTTGTAAACCAAACATGTCCTCTGGTCGCATCAATTTTAACAGAAGCGCCAATTGGTGCGCCCACGGAAACGCCATTGCTTGGTGTGTCGGATGCAGTCAATACAGTGTTTGATGTGTTTCCAACAACATTTTTTCTTCGACGAGCAACAGATTCTGTTTGTGTGTCATCAACCTTAACTGTCATCAAAACGTCAGCAACAATTGCTGCGCCAGTGCCTGTGTAAATTGTTATTGATTTTTCATTAGTTTGGAAGATACCAGAAGTGCCAGTCGTTAAATCAATAATATCGCCGTTTGCATATAATGTTGAACCTGAGTTACTACGAACAATAGCAATAACATCTGTATTTGCTTGAGTATCTGAAACAAAACTTCCAGTTCTACCAAAAGTAAAGGATTCACCAGTTGATAGATGTCCACCACCGTCGGAAAGAGTAATCTGACCGTTGCTTGTAAACGTTAAGTTAGTCAATACCTTTCTGTGGTAAAAATCAGCATTAGTGATCGATCCGTTAGCAACATAATTTTGACCCAAGCGGAAGATCATCGTATTCAAATTAGTGTCAGTAATGTAGGTATTGCTTGTAGAGTCTTTACTATCTGGATGAACATCCATAGTTGCATATACACTACGAATAGTATTCCAATTACCATCAGTAGCAGAAGGTGCATAGGTCATAGAATTCAAATCTTTAATTGAGAAATCTAAACGACCTGTGCCACTTGCTGATGTAGTAAATGGTGATGCAACTGTTGCAGTTCTTGTGCTACCAACATAATTAACAATTTCTCTACTATCGCCAGTAGAATCTAATGTCACTATAACATTAGTGTATGCGTTGTCTGTTGAAGAAAAATCTGAAGGTAGTATCAAAGTTGAAGATGTGCCACTTACAACAGTAAAAGAAAGTGGTTGAACATTGGCTTCGCAAATATATGCTTTATAAATCGTAGCAGATTCTCTATCAAAATTGCGAATCTTTGCCGTTCCGATTCTTGTGTTTGCATATGTTCCAAAAGAATATTTGTCTACATTCGCGCTATTGACGCAATGTAGATCAATTGTTGGTAGAGCAAAGTTGAAGAAACCTTGATTACTTGAATGTACATTTGTAACATACAAGTAATTTCCATATTCAATGTTTAAATCAAAGTCTGTAGAAGTTTGTTTATCGCGAGCCTTTGAAGCAAGCAATTGAGTTGGTCCGACTGTCTCGAACTCAAATCCTTTAACGTATGCCTTACCAGGATCAAGATTGATAATATAAGTGTTTCCTGTTGCATCTTTAGTATTTGCGCTTAAAGTTGCACGGAAGTTTCTTACTGTGTAATCACCTGATTCATCAAAGGTACGACGAGCAAGAGTTTTTTCCAATTCAGAATAGATTGGGTATTTGACTTGCTTTGTGATAATACCATTTTCAACACGGAGCAATTCAAAGAAGCGAGATTCATCTGTTGAATTAAGAGCTCTTGTTGTTAATTTGAGAGAAAATTTATAACGATTTGCTCCAGGTGCTTGGTAGTTGAATGAGCCAAGTGCAGGATCTAGTAATGTAGAATCTTGAGACGCATCAACGATGTCATCTTCAATTTGTAAACCAATTTTTGCAGAAGGTGTAATTCCATATGGATCTAAAGTAATTGTTTGTGGCAATACTTTAACGAAGAAACCGCTTGCATAAAAAACGCCTTCTTCGATACTTACTGTTGTGCCAACTCCGACTGCGTCAGTCAATATTGTTTGAGCGTAATATGTGGTTGCGCCGACGGTTCGGAAAGTCTCATTGTTGACCAAAGAACCACGCAACATCTTTACCATTAAAGTTGGTGAAGTTCCTGTTGCTGTTGGCGCAAATGTAGCAATGACGCGACCACGCTTAACTTCGCTACCGCTATTATTGATAATTTGTTTATTTAAAAAGTTGTCGAGGTCTACGTCTTCATTATTATAAGTTGGTAAAATTTTAACATATGATACATTATTGTCAATGGTCAGCTGACCGCCAACTACAGGACTACCATCTTTGAAAATATGATCGCCGAACTTCTTAATTTGATCTTGAATGATCGTTTGAAGTTGCGTCAATTCTCTCGCTTGGACAGCGTACTCTGGACGAAACAATATACGAACATAATTATTATCTTCGTCGAAGTCGTCATAGTATGGTTCAATGTTAAAAAAACCAATTGCCATTTTTTGTACCTACTATTAAATCTTTACAATTAAACGAATAACTTCAGCTTGTTGGTCATCTCTCACTATCGGGCTGCGATTATCAATATAAAGTAATCTGCCCGTAAATGGCGAAACCTCAGTGTCTTCTTGAGTTATGATTGAAGTCTGAGTACCAGTCGTTCTGCCTACGATTGGAAGGTTTAAATCGACCGTTCCACGCGTGTTGTTTAAATGAAGTGTTTTCGTATCATAATCCCAATGAACTACTGTGCCTGTAAAGGTTGCGTTTGCAAAAACGTCGCCTTGATAGACAGTTTCGTCTAAAGCATATTTATTGCCCGAGGATGGAGCAACTAATCCTAATCGAGTAGTGGTAACGTACACCAAATCATTAGCGAACGCTGTTGTCGTTGGATATAATCTTGGATTTAAAAGCAATCCAATTTGTCTATAATCGAGTTTCTCATCACCAGATATTGTTGGTATTTTTCCACCCTCGTCGCCGTCAAGTTCGACGGCAATCATTACATGAGATGCACCCAATTCATGAACTGGATTTGAACCATGTCCATTTATAGGGGCAATTTGAACATCGAATTCGGCATTTGCACCAGTTGCACCTGTATCGTCGATAATAACATTAGCGTATGAATAACCGCTTCCACCATTTAAAATGTTCAATCCAGTAAAGACGCCTTCTTCGATTTTTGCTGTTACATTGGCTTCTGTTCCATCACCTTCAATGGTAACAATAACTGCGGAATTGCTATTGCCTCCACTTATGTAACCATCTCCCCCATTAAGGATTTTAATTACGTCGATGGAACCTGCACCAGCCGTTCTAGCAACTAGACTATCCGTCAACACAGGCATCCAATCCTTACTCATAAACTTCAATTTTTTGCTGGCTGGAATAGTGTAAAGATACTTCCACTTATAACCGTCGCCTAATTCAATATATGGGTTTTCTGGGAGTTGACCAGCTACCGTTATTTCTGGCATAATTGTAGAGTTGGCACCATCATTATTGAACAAGCATTTGAACACTTGATCTTTTGTATTTCTAACATAGAATTGTTGAGAATAACTTGGAGAGCCATTCACTATAGAATAAGCAGCGTTGGAAACGATAGCCGCTGTACTAAATTTGTTATTTACTGTTAGGTATGTGTTATTGGCAATATTAATGACTTCGCGCGAAACGCCATTAATCTTTATAATTCTATTATTTGAAACGTTGGTACTAAATTGTGTATTCCTACCAACTACGATTACGCTATTTGCCGCAACGTTTACTGTACCTTGAATTTGTGTAGTTGTGATTGGCGTAAACAAATCTGTACCATCATCATATTCATCATATGGCGTATTATTAGCCCAATCTTTTCTTGGCACGATAATTTGAATATCTGAGCCGATAATCTTTTTCATCGCAATCATATCGCGATAAACTTGATTCGTATAATTTGTAGTTTCTTCAGGAGTTTCTACGCTTGTGTCGTTGGTACTCCAAGTGACTGGACGACCTATCGTAACATAGGTATTTGCTACTGAACTTGCAAATATATCGTCGATTCTTTCTACGATTGAAACACCGAAACTTTTTAAAATTTTACTGCTCATTTCTTTTTAAATCCCAGGAATGATTTTATAGTCAACTTCTTCATAAAATGGCGAAACGACATAAATCCTACTATTTGCATTTACGCCATCAAAATTTGAATTGCATGTAATACGTTTAGTTACATTGTTAATAATACTAATTTCTTTCGTTACGATAACAGAATTTGATGAATTTGATGTGTTTGCCACATTTACTGTGATTAGATCACCAACCGCCAAAAACGAACTTAAAGCAATAGAAGTATCATAAATGGTAATGATAGCAGTATCGTTACCAACATTTGCACGCCCGAAACCAATAAATGATAAGTTGCTTTCTAATTCTAAACTTGTATCACTATTGACTTCTACGATGTATTTAGATTGCTCTCTATAAGTGTTTCCTGTGTCAATAACGATAATATCGTTTGCATTAGCTGTAGAGGTGAATGTAGTTCCAATTCCCTCTATTGTTAGTGATTCGCCGTTAGCATTTACTGTACCGATTACAGGCGCAATAATTGCGACATTAACTGTCGTTTCTTCAGCCTTAAATTCTAACTCGCTGTTGATATTATATTGCCCGAATAATATACCACCTGCAGAGTGCAATATTGCAAGAACTGCATCCTTATATTTGTTCAACGCTTCTTCAACAGCCAAAACATAAGAATATGTTTGATATTTTCTCGGACCCTCTAACCTTTTATCGGCGCTTAAGAATCCATCAGTGTTCAAATAATAACCATCATAATTAATTAAGCCATTTGCGAATTCTACATTCACTAACGCTCTGCCGTCGCCATAAGTTGTTACTCTATATGCGCCGTTTGAATATTGAGCAATATTGAACGTCACATTAGATGAGGAAACGCTATTTGCTGTTGTAAAGGTATTTTGTACGTTTAAAGTTCCTGCGTAATTGTAGATACGAAGTATTCCTTCAGCATCGTCATAATAATCAATCAATGCAGTAAAGTCGGTCGTAGCCCCTGTATTTTGCCAAATACGGTCACCAGAAACAATAATTTTATCAATGGTATCTTCTTTTTTAATATAAACGTCTTTAATCTTTAACGATACCTCTGGCTTTGAGATGTAGTCAAATCCACGTTGAACGATACGAAAATCTTGAATTTCGCCATTACCCTCAACTACTGCATTAGCGATTTCATTATTGCTGAGTATACCAGCACTCAATATTGCGCCAGAACCGCCTGATGTTTGAACGCTTACTGTCGGCGCTTGATAGTACCCTTCGCCTCTTTCTGTTACGGTAATTTCAGTAATATTACCAACACCACCCACATCAGAAACATGTGCATTGGCGCCATATCCAATTGATGTTGAACTATTAAATAAAATTAAATCGTTGATCGAATATCCTGTACCACCTGAGATAATTCGAACGTTAGCCACCTGACCTAAATCCTTCATTCTTGGGCGGTTTTCAACAAAAACTTTTACATTTTCGGTTATTGGTGCAGAGAATGTGCGGTCGACAACAAGTAAAACTGATCCATCATCTTGCGGAACAGCTTGAACTATCTTACGAAGTTCTCTTGTAGCACGACTATTCTTTTGTACAATCAAGACAAAAGAACCTTCATAATACGTTATTGGTGTTGTTGACAAATAAAGCGATCGAGTGTTTGGTCCTGCTAAAGGTGTGGTATCAACTTCAATCATACCATCTTCGTCTAACACCAAATCACTACCATAAAAAGTTTCAAATTCTATTTGAGGTGGTGTTATGTAACCAGCACCACTTTGTCTTACGTCTACTAATTTTAAAGGTGCAACTTCTACGTCAGAGAATGCAAAGGCTTGTTCAAGAGTTGTGGCGATAGTTGAAGTGCCAACATTCTCGAACAAAAAGTTTGCTGCTTGTAGTTCAGTGTCTTTTTTGAATTCAATTGTATCTGTGTTCACAGTTATTGATACTGCATTATCAGTATCGACTGCACGAACATAGATATTCGCACCATGACCGTTTGTTGGCGTTAAGGTTGTGACATAGGTATTAGTGAATGTTCTATATCCTAAACCAGCGTCAATTAAATCAATAGTTTCAATACCACCGCTCGTTACATTTTTGACAAAGGCTTCCGCTTTAATTGCATCAGGAGCATCAGACAAACCGCCATAAAAAACTACTGGGTCGCCAGGGTATGTGATGGCATTTGTATCGGGATCAATTTCTAAACCGCGATATTTTGAGCCGCGACGATTAGGATTGATTCTTAAATTAGAAATTGATCCAATGATCTTTTGACGAATACGTTGTGCAACATTGTTTGCGTCAACATAATCGATAATTGCGTATTCGCCCGCATTAAATGGGCGATCTAAATTTGAAATAAACATTTCAAGGATCTGACGACCCGAATCGCGATCTATTGTTTTATATGCATTTTCAATAATACAAAAGTTGTTTGAAGTTTCTCCATACAACTTTCTCTTAATTAAAAGATTTGTATCTAAACCATACAACTCATCAGACGCTGTAATGCGGATTGCTTGCGGTAATGTCCACTTACCGTGAGACGTTTTTAGAATGTCTTCTTTCGGATAATATATTTCGACATCTTTATTATACAAAACGCGAAACAAGAATTTATATGCAGCTATACCGCCTTTTGTGCTATACAAATCTTGTATTTGTTTTACGAGTTTTTCGCGGTTTAAATTCGATGTTGTACCTGTACCTGTTGTACCTGTGCCCGTTCCGCCATTAGGATCTTGTTGATCTTCTGGCGGAATATACTTTAAATAATTTTTTAAGAATTGATCGTTAAATTGAGAAAGTGAACTGTCGATTTTATCAATATCGATAGCGTCTCTTAATGCTTTATTATAGAATATCACACCACCTTCATCAGAATCTTCCAACCATTCATAATATGCTTTTAGAAAAGCAACAAATTTTGGATGATCTTCTGCGACGAAAGATGGTACTTGAGTATCAATTAAATTGGATATATTTTCAAATAGTTTAGTCATTATTTGGATATTGGTGTTAATCTGACGGAGATACTTTCAGGGTCGTCATAATTCAACGTTAAAATCTTATTCTGATTTGATTCAAAAACTGTATTTTCTGGTTTTGCGTGAATGCTTAATTGCTTAAAGTCGTTGAGAACATCTAATATTGCCAATTCACTGATCGTAACTTTACCTGTTGTATAATCAATTGTGCCAATACTTTCGTTTACGAAAACCTTTATTTGATTATCGTCAAAATAGTACATTCTCAAATTACCAGTTTTGCCCTGAATGACAACTTTTGCAGAAGCACCTCTAGCCTCTGAACCACCACCAGAAATTCTAGCGACTGCAGTTGTATATTCTGAGCCTCGTTTGATGACATTAATTGATCTAATTCTACCATTTACGACAACTGGTTGTGCAGTCGCGCCAGTGCCGTCGCCGATAATTTCAACAGTTGGAGTTTCAGTGTACCCAGTACCTGGATCTAAAATTTCAACTGTATCAATTCCTGAATATGAGAATGGTACTTCTTCAATAAAGCAAGTACGAATCACATTGCTTGTATCGGCAATTTCAAATCCTGGAGAAGAATATAAACGATTTTCTGTTGTTCCACGAGCAAGTGGAATACCAAAATCTAAAGTATATGAACGTCTATTATTCAAGAAAGGTTTAAATTTCTTTTGTATAAAGATATTGAGTTCATTACTCAAGATAGCAGGATCTGAGTCGTCAATCTTTCTTGTTAAACGAGATGCTCTAAATGTTGAATTGAACTTATTCAATTCTTGATTTACAAAGGTTGTAATCGCAACTTTTATCGCACTTTCAATCTGAGGAGGTGTTTTGTTTGTTCTCAATGGATCATAAGTTGCACGAACACCAAAGTTCAAATAGTTATAATCTGCATCGATAAATTCTGGCGTAACAGTCAAGATACTGATTGGTTTGAGAATTTCTTCTTTAAGGAAATTCTTTTCCACTTCTGTGATTTCAAATCCATCTCTTGGTTTGGCGGAAATGAATACTCTACCATATTGTGGTGGTACCAATTCTTCGCCGCCCCAAACTGTTACTGAATCGAAATATGGATACTTTTTATTAATTAATGCGATGTAGTCGTTTTTAGTTACTGCACGATTTTGTGACAAATATGCTTTAGGTGCGCTAAAACGAATACTGTCAATTGTTTCAATATCAGCACCAGCTGAAGCACTTTGGGCTGTTGTGACAGAAACGTTACTGAAACCGTCTAAACTATCAATTAGTGAAAACGTATTTGCTTTATTAGATAAAGGACCATCGGTAATCAAATAACTAATTACAACAAGATTACCATCCTCTAGTTTTTTACCGAGAACGTTATCGCCGAAGTATATTTGATATTTCCCATTATCAACTTCATCAACATAGTATACTGGGCTAGTTGCTTCAACAACGGAAGCATCTTCTGCCAACACAAACTTTTCTGTTTGTAGATTTGTTGCAGACTTTTGAATGGTAACTTCGATCGTTGATGTATCAATTCCTGTATCAGGAAGTTTAAATTTTTGTTGTGGATTTGTTAAGTCATCTACCACAAAAGTATAGATGAGTGGAACACCTTGTTTGATTACGGCATTTGGTAAAGTAAACTTACCATTGGTTTTTTCTAAAGTTTTATCTTCGAGTAAAACGAATGTGAAATTTGTTCCATTTATATTTTCGCTTCTGAAGCGTGTGAAGCGAGGAATCAAAAGCAAATTTTGATTGCTTTCGCCAACGCCAGGAGTGACCTCAACATTAACTCGAGCAATTGGCGCTACTCTTGATCTTGGCATATATCCTAAAAGTTTTGCGTGCGAAACGACAGACGATCTAAGATCAGCAGTATCCATAAACATTTCATTCGCAATCATATTTGTGTAATATGACATGTAGTGAGTGTTGTATGCAAGAATATCCATAAGAATATTCAAGCCTGCACCCTCGAAATCATAATCCGTAAATTCTGGTTTCGATTTGATGAAATTTTTCAGATTATCTTTAATGTTCTGAAATTCTAATTCAGTTATTCGAATTTTCGATTCTGCCATTTTAAATAACCTATCTTAATCTTTCTAAAAAGATGCTTACTGTTACTGGTTCTAAACGATTTACGATAAAAAACTCAATTGTGATGTTGTAGCCCTGATTATCATAATCGGACTGAACATAAACATTACGAAGTTTGACACGAGGTTCATAATTTGCAATAGTGAGTTCAATTTCTTTCTGTAATAAAATTCCCGTTTCTGCCGTCATTGGTTCAAAAAGTAAACGACGAACGTTAGATCCAATTGATGGATTAAATGGTTTTTCGAAATAGTTCAAAAGTATCAAATTTTTAACTGCGGTGACAATCGCGCGATCGCCGACCTTTCGATTTACATCTTTAGTGACTGGATTTGCGCCAAAGTTTAAATCTAAATCGGCATATGTTCTTGATACGTTTGATGTCATTTTACTACTTAAAGTTAATAGAATTATTTATTAGGTTACGCCAAACGGTGGTAGCCTTGTTTGTATAATCTATGGTTGTTGAAAGTTGCATTTTTAACCACAGTTGTGCCTGCTGGTCGGTTTCCAGACTTATTATATGAGATATGAATCCAAGGCAAACCAGATCCTGTTGTTTTATATTCTAAAAGTAACTGATCATGCGGTACGTTATCGCGGATAAAGAGGACAATATCGTAGTATTCTGATTTACTCAATCCTGGGAACTGCATATCAGCGGCTTGTCCAACCTCGTGTTGAGAACGTCCAGCCGAAGAACCTTGCGGCTTGCGGAAAGCGTTTGTAACGATCATATTTGAATATTTTTCTTTAATTGGGTCTAGGCAATTAATCGCAAGCAACTTGAGATTGCAGACGATATCGGCTTTTGTTAGCCCACGTTGCGGAATAACAGGCTGTTTTTCTACAATTGCGTTTGAGGAAAGTTTACCCAAACTCCAGTACTTGGATAGCATCATATTTGGGTCAAATTCTTGCTGATCATTTTCAATACCACACTCATTTACGCCTCTTGAGGGGGCTTTAGGTGGTTCTGTATTTGCATCGGTTGTAGTTACGTCTTTAATTTCAGATTTGTCGTAAACGCCTTTATCAATCTGCTTCTTAATCCACTCGTCAGCACCCTTTTCGCCAGCATCGAAGAAGAATGCGGCGCGATCTGCTGGGGTTGGCTCGATGAATCCAGAGGAAGGATTTCCACATTTCTGACCCGCACTCAAAACACCTGCGGCTAATGAAGAACCGTCTTTCAATCCACTTAATGCACCAGAAAGAGGACCGAGTTGTGTTTCGAAATTGGAGAATTTCGTTATGTCCTCTGTTGCAGTCAATCCCTTGGTTATATCTTTAATTGCACCAACATCGGCAGCTGCACCAGAAAGAGAAGTCGACAACGATTTAATCTCACCCATATTTTTTTCAAGATTCGCTAATCCACCGCCAATAGCCTTGAACTCAGAGAAGTTCTTTAAATCTTTAGCAATATCAGATACCTTTGAAATTTCATTAGATAAACCACTCAGATTATCACTAAATCCATTTAAACCTGCAATGCCATCTTTGAATCCACCAATTTTACTTAAATCGGTAGGTAGATCGTTAATCTTTTGCGACAATTCTAAAACCTTACTTGTAGCAGGAGAACCAGCTAAAGTTTGAATGTCGGTACTATTGTTCTTAATGTCGGTAAGATTATCGACTATTGTATTGAATTTCGATAGATTTGGTATTTTATCAGCAACTTCAGGTATTTCGGCAAGTTTATTTACAGTATCTAATACCTTGTCTAAGTTTCTGATGTTTCCGAGTTCTTTAGTTGCGTCTGAAACTTTCTTTAATTGATCAGAGGCTTCTTTAAATTTAGTTGCACCATCGAGAGTTTTAGATACATTTTGTATATCACCAAGCTGCCCTTTAAGTTGTTCTAGATCAAAACCAGCACCAAGTTGATCTTTAATCTTATCCGTAATTTCCGTTAATTTAGAAATCTCGCCAAATTTTTCTGTGATGCTATTCAGATCGCCGAGTTTGGAACTGATGTCTGTAATATTACCAAGACTATTTTGCAATGATTCAAGATTTTGCAATCCTGGTAATTTAGTTAACATATCCATTCCTGGAATATTCGCTAGGTTCGTTAAACCGCCCAACGCACCAGTTAATTGTGAAACGCTCGCAGCTACCGTTCCAGCAGCTGTAGTTGCGACTGCTGCAGCACCTGCAGCAGCATCGGCACCCGCCGCAGCTCCTCCTCCACCTCCACCACCACCTGCTGTTGGTGATGGGATAAAATCGTTTGAAACGGCAAGACCACTCTTACCAATAATGACTGCTGGAGCATCAACGTCAAGTAAGAATCCACCATTAATGCGAGTTGCAGCAAGAGAAGAAACGGAAACTTGCGCACCGCTTATCTTAACAGAACCCATTGCGTTGATTTTAACGTCTTTCTTGGCGTTCAAGTCGATAGTACAATCAGATTCAATTTTAGCGTCACCTTTCACTTTAATGTTTGCAGCGCCATCCACGGTAATGTTACATTGACCAATGACATAAATGTTATCATCGCCCATGATAACTTGATAGTTGTTTTTGACAACTTTTTCTACTTTAGTTCCTGATGGATAAATTTCATGAAATGTTCCTGTGCGATGAGCGACATGAATGCGTTCCCAATCTGGAGTATCATCAACTTCAAATACGTGACCTGATTCCGTTTCCTGAGCGTGATTATACGGATATGAAGCATTATAAGCAGGTGGCGGTTCTCTCCAAGATCCCCCACCTGCAATTGGTACTGTGACTAAATTTCTTTTACGATCAGTCAATAATGTTTTAGTAATATCTTCATTTCTTGTGAAGCGACTTGATGATGGCTCACCTGGTCGTTCTGGATTTTTCTTCGGTTCTTCGTTTTGAACTTCAACACCTGTACCATCGCTTTTATATTTTCGCGATTTAACTTTTCTTGGTATTGTTGAAGTATCTTGACGTTGATCTGAAAAACCAAAAGAGTAATTTGCTTCTTTATTATTAACACCAGGCAAAATACCCATAACAACAGGATGTTGACCATATTCACCGTCTAGGAAAAACCCGCAAACAATTTCGCCTTCCTTCGGTGCAAAGTGAGCATCATTGTTAACAGGCAACATAATCGTCGCCCATGGTAATTTTTCAGTTGGAATTTCTTGCAGATCCTCTGTGTGCCAACCAAACACACGAACCTTAACGCGACCAAGCATGGCGGGATCATTTCGGTCTTCAACTGCACCGATCCACCAAACAAATCCATCTAAACCCATGTAATCTTTTCTATTCATTTTTCGCTTTCTCTAATTCACTATTTCCAGAAGCACTGCTCAAGGATTCTGCAAACGAATCCTTCACGACTTCTAGGTGCGTTGTGTGAGATGTTGGAGTTATGACGTGCGAAACTCCCATAACGAGCATTGATCCAGAATAAAATTCATCTAGATCTTGTTGGCTTTTAGTCGACTGCGAGAATTTAGGCAAGTTTAAAGAAATAATGCTACCAACTTTAACGAGGAAGTCTCCTGGAATCGTTAAAGTAATTCGTGAGTTGTGCAACAATGCATGTTCCATACTTCTGAAAACTATCTTTTCTGCATAGTTCGGAATATCATCATAATCTGCATTCGCTGTTGTTGTGACGAAATATTTTTCAAAAGCCTCAAACGAAGTAAAGACAGAATCGCCTTTTCTGTTTGTAAAATTGTTGACAGGATATCCTTTTCCTAGAGTAGGATATTCTGGTCTGTTTGTTATGTTGAAATTGTTTACGCTGTATTGACGGCGCAAAATGTTCAAATTTTTCATGCGAGTTGCAAATCCACCATTTAACATGGTTGTGAGAGTATCATAACTTTGATTAATTGTTATGTCATTAACGCTATGAAAACTGTCGGCTGGATTTGGTACGTCCAAAACTTTTGGCATAAAATTATAAGTTTTATACACACTACCTTTCAAAATACTCTCTAATGATTTAAAATTGTAGCCGTCATAATTTTCGTAAAACAAATAAAATGATTCATTATCATTCATAGTTCTTGATGCAATAAAATTAATTGCTTGAAATGGATTCATATATGGAATAACGATATTCAATTCTCCGAATGGACTTTCAAAATTCTTTAAGTTAATTTTACTTGGATTAACTTTTAAATCTTTGCGTAAAATAGAAAGCACTGAGACGTCTGCTGGTCCTGAAAATGCTCTGCTTATTTTATATTGATTAGCAACGAAATGATCTTCTGTCGTAAAGTGTATTGAATATGCAGTTGAATTTTTATTTTTAACAATTTTGTTAGATATTTTATAAACTCTGAAATATCTCTCTAAAGGTTCGTCTAAAGAAGGTTTATCTAATATTAAATGAACAAATTCAGATCCATGAAGATCCATAGTTCCTGCGCTGTCGTTAGAATCAGTGATTAGCACATAACCCGAGATTTGAGAAGAATAGATGTCCTCGAATATTTTCAATTCGCTAAATGCAGTATAAAGATCTAAGGTTGCGCCTGTTGAAGACAACAACTTAAATGCCTTTATCTCATAGTCACCAAGTCTAAAAATACCAGTACTGTCGGACATTTTATCTCAATAAATCTCTCAGTTCATTTTCTACTTTAGCAGCATAATCAGGATTCAATATGTTTATATTTCTTCGCTTTTCATTTTCTATGAATTCATGATCATAATTCGATATAGCACTGTATGTTTCAGTACCTGTGATGATGCTGTCATCGCTTAATGTATAGTTATAATTTACCTTTATTGGTGGGCTGTTTAATGTTGGTGCACCACCTTCAAAACGGTCAGATGCGGTTTTGGTTGTAAAATTAAAAGTTTTATCTGTAACGGTGTATATTCTTTCATTAATACGACCATCAATACTATTTGATTCCTCAATTTTTACTTCATAATGATGAAGTTCGGTTTTAGCGTCCTCGAGTGAACCATATTTTGCAATGATGTAGTTATCGAATTCCTTACTGTGTAAAACCCATTCATATTTTGGATCAATGATAGAATTGGCGTATAAAATTATCCAGTGTTTTTGAGCGTCACCGTAAAAATTATAAGCAACTATTTCTGGCGTTTCGCCTTCTTTAATTTCATATTTGTAATATAAGAAAGAATTATTCAACACTTCCTTAATAATTTTTGCTCTTGTGAGCACATTAGTGACCAATGCAAAGTTTGCATTAGCAGTATCGAAAGAATAATAGGTTTGTGGAAAATACGAAAAATAAGCCATTAGTAACCTTCTGATTCAATTTTAGTTTTCGTAACGAGTTCAACTTCTGTGAAATCTAAACGTAATCTGGTTTCAATTGGAACGCCGTCGGCATACGTTTGCCATTGACCACTAGGAGAATAATCGACGTCTATACGGTTAAGAACACATCTACCAATTCTAGGCAAGAACGGATTCTTTATATCACCGTGTCGTAACGTAATTCCAAACTCTGAAGGTGGCACGAAGAACATTGGCGCTGGAGTTGGACCACCAAATCCTTTAACAGGATCGACCAACGGATTAGTTTCTGGTGCAGCGTGGAATTTAAACGTCTTGATGATTTCTTGAACTTCTCTCGCTTCCTTACCATTCTTCGGCTGAAACATAAATTCAAACTGAAACGATCTAAAGTTTGTTCCGCGATACAAAACTTCAAGCATTGGATTTTGCGCATAACCCATATTGAATAGTGAAACGTCAGCAAACCCACTACCCACAAGAGAACCGCCCAAAAGTGGCGTTTGAGTTGAGGAACCAATCGCTCCTGTTGCGAGCGCCATGTATGGGTTTTTTGTTCCTGGTAGTTGACTCAAATAACGTTTAAAATCATCCATACTCTTAATGTCGCCTTCGCCAGGCAAAAGAGACTGACCACCAGCGCCGAGCATACCAAGCATACCGCCAGCTTCCTTTACGCTAATTTGATCATAATCGTGACCATACGTTGTGAAGAAGTTTGCTGGCATATAAAGAGAGACCATGCCATCAATTTTTTCGGCAGTTCTTTCGACTTTCAATCCAGTCAATTCAGTTTGTTTTTTGATTAATTCGGTAGCAATTGCGCCTTTGATTGCAGCTTGTGTTTTTGAATTTGTTACAACAGAGGCTGCGGCACCAAATGCCGCTCCCGTAGCACCACCAACTAATTTACCAAGGAAGCCTGCAACGCCTCTGCCGCCCAATGCAGCAGAACCAGTTGCTGCGCCGAGTGCAGAATCTTTTGCAATTTGATAGCCACCTTGAACGGCATAAATTGCTTGGGCGGCACCAGTGGCTTCTTTAAAACCGCCAATTTCAGCATAATTGCTTACATTTGTTGTGTTTTCGGCTTTCTTTACAGTTTTGTTAAACGAACTTTTACGAGGGATATAAATAACAAAGTCTACAGAGTGTGGATAATTTTCCCCTAAATCCAGCGGATACTTTAAATTTAGACTTTTTCCATTACTTTTAAGTCTATTTTTATCAGGCGCTTGTGCGTTGACTGTTGGTGTTGCTTCTGCCATTTGAATTATACGCTATTAAGATGAAATATTTTCAAGGATATTTTAAGCCGAGAAATCCTAGCAAATATTTAGGTGATTCGCAGAACATAATCTACAGGTCTAGTTATGAGTATCG